GCGTATCAAGTTCGTCTGTTGTGACAGGACCTTCTACAGTCTTGTCAAGTTTTTGTATTGTTTCTTTTTGTTTTTTAAAAGATTGTCTAGCGTTATTAAGCTTGGCTTCAAGCTTTTTAATATTACGCTGCTTACGACCCACAGTTGCCCTCGCAGCTTTGATAGCTTTTTCTGTTGAGGTCTTGGGTCTACCTGCTTTCTTTTTTGGAGTTCCATCTTTTTTTAAGATGAAATTACCATCATCATCTTGCAAGTAAAGATGAGGATTCTTCTCCCAGTCTTTCGTGTCGTTTACCATATTTTTTATCGATGTGTTTCTTTAAACCGGGAGTAGAAATCTTTCTATCTGTTTTGTATTCTAACCAATCTACTGCAGCTTGTAGTGATATTTCTTCGTTCACTATCATATTTTCTGCAATTTGTAAAGCATCTAGCTGTTCAGGGATAGGTTTTAAAAATGAATCATATTCAGATGTTAGTTCATACCCAAACGGAATAGTCGAGGTTGCTCGTTTTATATATCCGTCAGGTATGCTCATATTAAATAATTTAGTATATTAGACTATCCACATAATAATGAAGGCTGATATAAAACCTATACCACACCATACACCCCAGACTTGCATGTCTGTAAGATCATTGGTTTCAATAATACTATTAATTTTCTTTTCAATTTTATCTTTCATTGTCTTGTTCCTCTTGTTGTTTATTTTTCTTGCCAAATATTCTATCCCAGTTATCTCTATAGTCTTGTGTATAGAATCCGGGTCTAGGATTAGCTCCTTTACTTCCGTGTGTGTTTTTGTAAATTGGTGACTTAAATGTAAAAGGTTTTTCGTCACTACCTATTTGTTTACCCATCTTAAAATACTTTTGAGTTTATATAAAATACTAATAACATTAAACCAAATACTGCTACTTGAATAACTGACATCAAAGCAACAATGCTTAACTGTCTATCTGCCCACCAATTAAGTTCTGTTTCTTGCCATGCTCTAAACTCTTCAGGTGTAGCGTTTTCAACTTGAGGTTGCATTACCACTTAACCTTGTTAGCCCAGTATGCTGCAGAGAGTTTACCTTTGGCAATGTTCTTTCTATGTCTTGCTTTAAATGATTTACGTTTAGCTTTCATCTTTGCTGACTCTCCTGCTTTCGGTTTACCTGCAGTCTTAGCTCCTTGCTCACCAAACCTAATAGTCTTAATCTTATCACCCACTTTAGCCACAACAATGTGGGATTTAGTGGGATGATTGGGAGTACGCTTGGGTTTGTTGTAACCACTTACTCCTGCTCGTTTAAGTCTACCGTCTGCTTTACCACCTTTAGCCATTCTATACTTCGCTGTTTTATCTGCAATCTTCTTGGGTTGCTTTGAGTGTTGTTTACCTGCAGCCTTATCTTTTCTTTTCTTTGCTGTCGTAGCTGCATATTCTGAATCACTTAAAGCTTCTCTCGCTTTTTCAGGTAAGTATCTTTCACCTGTCTTACTAGAAGGTTTTCCAGACTTGGTACCCCACTTTTGTTTACCCCATTCTACTAATGACTTTTGAGCTTTCTTTAACATTGACATTACTTGTATCCTCCACCAGCTTTCTTGTAAGCCTTGGCTAGTGCTTGGGCTTTACGTGCAGACCATTTACCGGCTGCAGTACCGTGTGAAGCAGCAGCTTTAATACGTTGAAATATTCTTTTACGTAGTCCGGGCTTAGTATAGTTACCTGCTTTATTAACAGTGGACTTTTTCTTTTTAGCTTTACCACCTTTTCTAAGTTGTAATCTTTCTAATAACATCAGTGTATTGTCCTATCTTCTTCTTTAGGTATAGTATTAATATGTGATTCTAACTCATCATCAACATAGAGACTATCAAGCTCACCAACAACAACCAAGTTATTCTGTGCTGCAGCTTGTTCTGCTTTCTCATACGTTGGAGCAATAATATTAGGTCCTGCAAATGTTGTCCCATATGCTTCGATCTCAGTTAGAAATATTTTCACTTATATCCTCGTAATCTCCATCTGTAATGTCAATCGCCTTTTTCTCTGGGAGAATAAATATACCACCACTGGTATTGTGATTAACGTCTATCCGATCTGTTTTACTAACCCCTACACGATCTAGGATAGTTTGTGCAGCTTGTAACTTATAGTTGGCTTGAGGTACAGGCTTATCTGACTTCAAAACCTCTATAATCTTGAACGCTGCTGTAGGGGCTTCCCTTGCAAGTACGTTCTGGGCTAAATCTACTACTTCTTCTTTTAATGATTGTAATACTTGATAGTGATTGCCTGAGTAACCTGCAAGTTCGGCTGACTTTTTAAAGTTACCTCCTGTGTCTACGAGGTGACCTAGAAATGCTTCCTGCTTTTCAGTAAGTTGTCTATCCTTTGTTTCAGGTAGATAGTTGTTGCTCATGTCTTTATTATAGAGTTATTTTACAAACTTGTCAAGCTTTATTAAGTTTTTTTACTTTATTTAGCAAATGACTTGACAAACTCGTAAAAAATGTGTACAATAGAATTGTAAGATTCCCCCGGGTTATATATATAACATAACCCAACCTAACCCATCCTAGTCGTTCCAGACTTATTCAAAATAATATATCAAACATGGCGAAACCTTTGTAAAGTTAGGGGGCTGGTTAATATTCTAAATCTTCCTGAAATGTATATGTTTTATATATATGGGGGTGGGGTGGTGGGTGGCTCCTGCGTACCCCTGTACAAACATACAGTATTATACAAACATACAGTATTTCAACACTTTACAAGCTTCACAAGTTATCAACAACTTATCAACACCCCTTATAAAGTGTGGATAACTTTGTAAAGTTTTACAGGGCGAACTTTACAAGCTTTACAAGTTTTAAAAGTTTCACAAGCTAGTTAATAAAGATGAGACCCCCTTATAAAGTCCTTATAAATTATTAAATACTTTATAAACTTCACAAGCTTTGTACACTTCACCCATTAAAAATAATTTAAAAATTACTTGACATTTAAAAATCAGTTGATCTAACCAAATCGCCCTCGTCACTTTTTAACCTCTTAAAATGTCCTCTGAAACATGCATTCTTAAAGCATTCTTGCAAAGTGTTATTTATTAGTATTAGAATACTTACATGTTAAACAATACAGGAGAAAAATAACATGACTAATAAAACAGAAAAAACTATTAACTTATTAAGAGTAAATGAAATTATAGAATTCAGTAATGAATTACTTGCAAGGGGTGAAACATTAAAATCAATTAAATATAAAGGTGATTTTAAATTTGATAAAGGTTCTTTATTTTTAGGTTGTTTTCTAACTCAAGTTAAAAGCTTTGTAGTATCTAGCGAGGAAGCAGATAAAACAATTGAAAGAACATATAAACCTATTGATGATGATAATCCTTATTCTATAGATGATTTTAAAATAGATTTTGAATATACATTTTATAAAGATTAATCTAACCACCACTAACAAAGACCCCCGTTTTATATGGGGGTTTAGTGGTATAAACAGGAGAAAAAAACATTATGAAAATAAGAAAAATACCCGACCAATTACCCGAGGAAAAAATATATGGCTTTCAGTTATTACTAGGCAACAATAAGAATAATTATTTTTTTGCAAATAGTGAGTATTCAAAAGCTTTTGATATTTATATTTGTTTAGATTGGGCAAGTTTTAAATTCTATTGTAATTATGAAAAGGGTGAATACTTAGCTTTCAAACTAGGTATATTTAATTTTGGTTATACAAATTTGAATAGCCTTTTTGATGATGCCTATTATGAAAGTAAAGATGCTTAACAGTTAAACCACAACCCCATTAATGCCCAGCTTTTGTTGGGCTTTGGTGGTATAAACTAACGTTTATTTATATAAGCATAACAAAAGGGAAACATTATGATGATATCAAAAGAAAAACTTTTTAAAGCCGTTCAAGAATTAATAAATGATGAAATGGTTAAAGACGAAGATGTAAATTATATTAAAAGTCTTATGAAAAATTATGACTATCCGACATTGTGGAATTACTTCAAATATGATTTAATAGATGCTGATATATATATTAATAATAAAATATTAAGGGGATAAAATAAATTATGTTATATGAACACTATAAAAAACATGCTGAATTAAACCATTCAATTTATTTTGATGGTAAAAATACAACACTTGGGCAAGTCTTAGACGATCACAAAGACTATTTTAATAAACCCCCTAGCTATTTATTAGGAATTGATTCAAGCTATAAAGTAGCCAAGGGTAAGAAGTTAAAAGTTGTCACAGCTATTCAATATTTAGCACCTGATAAAATGGTGACATCTAATACGCTATGCCCCAACGCTGAAAGGAACGGATGCTCTGATGCTTGTTTAAAAGATTCCGGACGATTAGGAATGATGAACTCACAAAGAGCTATGATTAATAGAACATTGTTTTATTTATATATGAATGATAATTATTATCGTCAATTAAGGTATGAAATTGATAAAGCATATATGACTTACGGAAATGATTTAGCAGTAAGGTTAAACGGAACATCTGATATTAATTATAAAGACTTAGTTAAAGATTATCCCCATATACAATTTTATGACTATACTAAAAACAGAAATATGATGATGAAAAACAAAAACAAAAATCATCATTATACATTTTCTGGTTCTATGTTTAGTGACTACAGCATCAAAGAATTAAAACAAGCTGTAAAAGATAAACTAAACATTGCCCTTGCATTTAATACAGCCAACAGTAAACAAGATACGCTAAAGATACCCCATAAATTATTTGGGGTTGAGTTGGTTTCTTTTGATGAGACTGACGCAAGATTTAAAGATGATCAAGGCTCTATCGGTTATCTATCCCGTAAAGGTTCAAGCATTAAAGTTAGAAAACAAGATGATCAAGAAATAAATAATTTCTTTATAACTTCATCTAACCTTGATAGAATCCAAGCCTTAGAAATAAATTAGTTTCCCCTGTAAAAACTTCACAAAGTTTTATACCCCCTTAATTGGGGGTTTTTTTTGCCTATAATTTAAACTACTGTACAAATATATATTATGCCCTGTAAGGCTCTGTAATGCTCTGTATTGCATTTTGTGAGTAAGGCATGGTCTAGTATTCAAAAACTTTTTAAATGGATTCTGTGAAAGTCAAGGCTA